ACCGCGTTTTTGAAGGGCGGAAGCAAGGAACGCCGCCTTCTTCCCCTGCTTTACATGATCGACGACGTAGAGAAATGGAACGACCTTGAAGAGCTTAAAAAAGCAAATCCGAATATGGGCGTTTCCGTTTCGCCGGACTTCTTCAAAGAGGAAATCGCCGTCGCCGAAATGAGTATGTCGAAGCGGGCTGAATTCCTTACGAAGTATTGCAACATCAAGCAGAATTCTTCCGTCGCGTGGCTTGATTACGTCGTCGTTGACGGCGCAGGAATTCACGCGAAGCTGGAGGATTTCAAGGACAGCTACGCCGTGGGCGGCATAGACCTTTCGCAAACAACAGACTTGACCGCCGCTTCCGTCGTGATCGAGCGGGACGGCGTTCTATATGCCTTCGCACAATTCTTTATGCCCGCGAACCGCCTTGAAACGGCGCAAGCGATCGACGGCGTACCGTATGACATCTTCGTAAAGCAAGGGATCGTCAAGCTATCCGGCGAAAACCACGTCGATTATCGCGACGTTTACGAATGGTTTTCTATGCTTCGGGATCAGTACGGAATATATATCTTGAAGATCGGGTACGACCGCTATTCCGCGCAATATCTGATCGACGACTTGAAGAACGCGGGCTGGCAGACGGACGACGTATGGCAGGGTGAAAACCTTGCGCCCGTGATCCGTGAGTTTGAAGGCGTTATCAAGGACGGCAATTTCAAGATTGCCGACAATAACTTGTTGAAAGCGCACTTCCTCAACGTCGCATTGAAGCACAACATGGAAACGCGGAAGTTCCGTCCCGTGAAGATCGAACAGCGGGCGCGAATTGACGGCTTCGTTTCCGTGATCGACGCGCTGACCGTGCGGCAGAAATATTATAACGAAATCGGCGAAATGCTCAAAAATGCGGGGTGATAAAAACATGGGAGTTTTTGAAACTATCTTCCGGAAGCCGAAAGCCGACTTGAAGGCGGAAGGCTATTTCAAAATGCTAAACGGGTACACACCCGTTTTCAGCAACGCGCCGGAAAGTATTTACGAAATGGAGCTTACGCGCGCGGCGATACATTCGTTCGCGTCCTTCGCTTCAAAGCTGAAACCGGAGATCAGCGGCACGGCGCAAAAGAACCTTGAACGGACATTGCAGTTCAAGCCTAATCCGTTCATGGATACATCGAAGTTCATTTACAGGATCGCGACGATCCTTTCGGTGAATAATACTTGCTTCATTGTTCCGATTGAAGATGAATTCGGCGGGCTGATCGGGTATTATCCCCTGCTTCCTCAACGGTGCGAAGTTATCGAGTATAACAACGTTCCGTTTTTGCGCTACACCTTCGGGAATGGGCAGAAAGCCGCGATTGAGTTTGAACGCGTCGGCGTAATGACGAATTTTCAGTACACAAACGATTTCTTCGGCGAGAGTAACGCCGCGCTTCGTCCTACAATGCAGTTGATCCATACACAAAATCAAGGAATTATCAACGGCGTTAAAAATTCGGCTTCTATTCGCTTCTTGGCGAAGGTTGCAAATATGTTGAAGCCGGAGGACATCACGAAGGAACGAAAGCGCTTCACGGCAGATAACCTTTCGGCGGAAAATCAATCGGGAATGGTGATCTACGACGCGAAGTTTGCTGACGTGAAGCCGATCGAAAGCAAGCCGTTCACGGTCAACGCCGCGCAGATGGCGCAGATCAATGAAAACGTGTTTAACTACTTCGGCACGAACGCGGGCATTCTGCAAAACAAATACACGGAGGACGAATGGAACGCGTATTACGAAGGCAAGATCGAGCCTTTCGCGATCCAGCTTTCGCTTGTTATGTCGAATATGACGTACACGGCGCGGGAATTGTCCTTCGGGAACGCGATCACGTTTACCGCGAACCGATTACAATACGCAAGCAATCAAACGAAGCTGAATATCAGCACACAGTTATTTGACCGCGGCTTGCTGAACCGCAACGGCGTTATGGACGTTTGGAACATGGCGCACGTTGAGGGCGGCGAGAAATATTATATCCGCAAGGAATACGCGGAAGTTTCAGAATTGGGAAAGGAGGTTACACCAAATGCCAAAAAAGACGGATCGGGAGTACCGAACAATGATCCAGCCGCTATTGATCCCGACGGCGGCGGAGAAGCGAATTGATACGGATTTCTACGTGGAGGGCTACGCAACAACGTTCGACAAGCCCTATTTGCTGTATGAGTGGGACGGGAACAAATATTACGAGAGGATCGACCGGAACGCCCTTGCGGGTGCGGATATGTCCGACGTAATCATGCAGTATAACCACGAAGGAAAGGTGCTTGCCCGCCTTTCCAACGGGACGCTGGGCGTTGAAGCTAACGATAACGGGCTTTTCACGTTCGCGGACTTGTCAAAGTCGCGCGCGGCGCAAGATATGTTCGAGGAAATCAAGAACGGACTTGTTACGAAAATGTCGTGGGCTTTCCGCGTATCGGAAGATAGCTACGACCGCGACACACGCACACGCACGATCTTGAAAATTGCGAAGGTTTACGACGTTTCGGCGGTATCCATTCCGGCGAACGCCGATACCGATATTTCGGCACGATCCTATTTCGACGGAGTGATCGAGAGGGAACAGCAGGAGCGGCTGGAACGCCGGAAGAAACTTTTGAAAATCAAACTAATGACGGAGGTTTAACACAATGAGAATTAAAGAGATCGAAGCCCGCATTGCGGCTATCAAGCAGGAGATCGAACAGCGCGGCGACGCTATGACCGCCGCAGAGATTGACGCGCTGGAGCAGGAAACCACACAGCTTACCGAAGAGCGCGCCGGACTGATTGCCGCCGCCGAGAAGCGCAACGGCATTCTTGACAATATCGCGAAGGGCGCGGGCGTTGTTATCCGCACTTTCCAGCAGACCGACAACAACGGGGGTGCTACTACTCCGGACAATCCTTCCGCTACGCCGGAATATCGTTCCGCGTGGCTGAAAAACATTGCCGTAAGAAGCGGAATTTCCCTTCTTGGCGATATGTCCGCAGAGGAACGCGCCGCATTTACCGCAACGACCGCAAACAGCGCCGCAGTTGTACCGCCCGCAACGCTCAATATGATTATTGATCTTGTTGAGAGTATGTCCCCTATGCTGGAGGACGCAGAACATTCCGGCATGACTTCCGGTTTCGGCGTTCCCCGTCGCAAGTCTATTAAGGCTGGCGACGCGAAGGGCGTTGCAGAGGGTACGGCAAACGACGACGAAGAGAACGAATTTGATCTTCTGTCCCTTGAAGGTATCGAGATCAAGAAACACGCTGTTCTGTCCCGCAAGATGAAGTTTAAGTCTATCGACGCGTTCGAAGCTTGGCTGGTGAATGAGCTTGCGGAGCGTATCGCCGTAGCGAAGAACCGCGTTATCCGCAATCGTCTTGACGGCGTTGCGCCCGACGGCGGTTCTGCTATCGCGGGCGCGGGCATTGCCGCCGCCAACATTCTGACCGGACAGAAGTACACAGACGCGGCTATTCGCGGAATGTTTGCACTGCTGAAAGGCAAGGGCGAACGCGTTATTTACGCGAATAACAAGACCATTTGGAACAACCTTGCGGGCATTGAGGACGGCAACAAAAACAAGTTGTTTGTTCCTAACAGTATGGTTGATCCTATTACTGCGGGGCGCATTTACGGCGCTTCCGTGAAGGTTGATAACGAAATCGCGGACAACGTTATTTACCTTGGCACAAAGGGACAGGTTATCGCGAACGATTACGATGAGCTGGAAATCTTCTCCGCAATCGAGCCTAAAACCGCGAACGAGGTTAAGACCGCGTACAGCTTGTTTGACGCTGGCTTGAAAAATCCCGAAAGTTTCGTGAAGGCGACATTCGTCACTGCTTAATAGCGGGAGGGCTGACAAATGCTTGACAAGGTAAAGCTGGCGTTGCGGTTGAGCGGGACAGCGCTTGACGGCGAAGTTTCCGATCTCATAAACGCGGCGATTGCCGATCTTCGCCTTGTCGGTATCAACATTCCGGCGGAAGCGGGATCGTCCAGTAAAACGCTGGGCGATCCCCTTCTTGATCGGGCGGTTGTGCTTTATGCAAAGGCGGAATTCGGCTTCAATGACGACGCGGAGCGCTACCGCAACGCCTACGACTATTTGAAATGTGCGCTATCGCTGACGGCGGATTATATCGAAAGCGGGGTGGCGGCGAAATGAGATGGGGCGAACAAATAACCTTGATCGCGCTATCCGATCCTTCGCCGTCAACGAACGAACACGGCTTCCCCGTCGCCCGCATTGAAACCGCGACAACGGTTTTTGCTGACAAGAAATCCGTGGGCTTTTCGGAGTTCTACAAAGCGCAACAGGCGGGATATACAACGGAATTGAAGTTTGACGTTCATTCTTTCGAGTATGAGGAACAGCAGATCGTGGAATATCCCGTTTCGAGCGGGAAACGGTATCGCGTCCTTCGGACGTACATGCACGGGAACGGAGAATTTACGGAATTGACGCTGGTTAATCTTCCGGAAGCGGAAGGGAGCGGCGCAGATGGCTAAATTCACCGTAACAGGGCTTGACGACGTACAAGAAGCAATGCTTCGGAGGGACAAAGCGACAATGGAAGCCGTGCCGGAAATGCTGAAAGCTGGCGGCGAGGTTATCAAGAACGCGTTTCAAGCGGAAACAAAGAAGTTAAACAGTACAGGCAGAGGAACGGGCGATTTAACCGCGTCGATCAAGGTATCCGCAGTAAAAGAGCGCAACGGCGGAAAATACGTCGATATTGCGCCGACGGGAAAAGATCGGCACGGGGTACGCAACGCCGAAAAAGGCTTCGTGCTGAATTACGGGCGTTCAAATATGCCCGCGCGACCGTGGTTCACGGCGGCGAACGAAAAAGCGGCGGACGAAGCGACGGCAGAAATGCGCCGCGTTTGGGAGGAAAAGCAAAATGAACGTTGACAGCACTTTGAAAGCGTTGCTTGACAAGCTGGGCGTTCCCGTCGCCCGTTTGAAATATAACGGGCGGGCGGCTTGCTTTATCACCTATCAGCTTGTCGTGGGACGCGACACGCTCTTTTCCGACGATGAAGAGGGCGCACAGGAATACACGTATCAAATTAACATCTATTCAAAAACGGATTACTTCGCACTTCTCCAGCGCTTAAAAACAGCGCTGAAAGCGGCGGGGTTCTACGGAATAACCATCAACGCGGAAGTGTATGAGCAAGACACGGGCTATTATCACGTCCCCGTTGAAATCAAGTACATGGAGGTATGACAAATGGCAACAATCGGATTGCGCGATCTTTACCGCGCGCCCATTACGATCGGAACGTCCGGCGCGGAGGAATACGGAACGCCCGTGCGAATGGCGAAGGCAATTTCGGCGGAGCTTTCCGTGGAAGTAGCCGAAGCGATCCTTTACGCCGACGACGGCGCGGACGAAGTTGTAAAAGAATTCGTTTCCGGCGAAATCACGCTGAACGTAAACGATCTTCTTCCGGCTGACCTTGCCGCCCTGCTTGGGCAGAAGCAGGACGCGGACAAGGTTGTTTACGGTGCAGACACAGACGAAGCGCCGTATTTCGCAATCGGCTTCCGTGCGAAGAAAGCGGGCGGAACGTACAAGTACATTTGGCTTTACAAAGTCAAGTTTGCCGTTCCGGACGAAAACTATACCACGAAGGGCGACAGTATCGAATTTACCACGCCGGAGATCGTCGGGCAGTTCATCAAGCGTTCCGACGGCTTGTGGAAGGCTGAACACGTCGCAGAGCCTACGAACAGCGTGGCGGCGGCTTGGTTTACTACCGTTCGCGAACCGAATAACGCGGGCGGCTGATCGAAATTGAAAGGAGGAACGGCGGGGAGCTTGAAAAGGCTTCCCGCCTTATTGTATCCCGAAAACCACTCGCTGGGCGAGTGGTTCAAAAGAGGCTGCTGCCGATGAGGGAAAATAAAACTCCCTCT